AGACTGCATTGAATATACCTTTACTGCAACAACCTGAGTTAGCAGAACGTCCTGATATTGCGGCAAAGATTGCTATATGGTATTGGCAGACACGTGTTAAGCCACATATAAATAACTTCAATGATACAAAAGCCGTAACACAAAAAATCAATCCTGCAATGCGTGGATTACAAGATAGACACGCAAAGTTTATGGACTACAAAAATATATTATTATGAAAACACTATTAACAATCCTATTACTAGCAATATCTACTGTTGCAATCGCACAAAAACAAAAGCCAATGAACATATATGATTTCCCGATCACTAGGGTGATTGACGGAGACACTGTAGCATTTCAAGCAAACTTTTTACCCCCACCATTAAAGCAAGAACTAAGTATTCGTGTATTTGGTGTTGATACACCTGAGAAGGGACATAGAGCAATGTGCCCAAGTGAAGATCAACGTGGTCAGGCTGCTTCAGCTTTCACAAAAAATGCTATAGCTAAAGCGCAGAAGCGACAAGTAGCTATTGCTGATTGGGATAAGTATGGTGGTCGTGTATTAGGTGATATATTGTTAGATGGTCAAAGTTTAAGAATGATGCTAATACAGAATGGATTTGCAAGAGAATATTACGGAGAAGCTAAGACTTCTTGGTGTAACTGATAAATACTCTATATAATGATTGGAATTACCATGACTACAATTGTAGAAACTGTCTCTGACGAATCTGGCACAACAACACATACTTATGTTTCTGAATTATCGGAGATGGTTCCTCTTTATGAGTGGGTCCGTTTAAATAAGTCACCTGAACAGTTAGCTATCTGGGAAAAATCAAGCGAACAAGAACATAATAAAGATTCGTTGACAGTGTATAAAGAATGGTTAGAAACTTATAAAATTGTACATACTATTACACAAAGTGACGGATCAGTAATAGTATGCGATTATAAAACATACGACCATAAGTACGAGTGAATATGCTAAGTGTAGATATTATTAATGAATCCGCAGCCAGTGAATTAGCTAAGAAGCTTCCTAGCTTAGAAAAGCACGACTATAATACTATCGATAAACTAATGCGAAGAATCGCTAGTAAACACAGTATCACGGGCAAAGCTTTGCACGATTTGTTTGTTAAAAAATATCATCGTAATCCTGATAGTTGGATTAAGAATAAACTAGATGAAGGCGGTGATAATGACTTACAACAAGAAGTGGATAAGTTTTGTGATTGGGCGTGTAAACGTTTACATTTAAAAACTAAGCCACAGATTGAACTTAGTATGGATACTGAAGAAGCACAAAACAATCATCACACCGGCGGTCATCAAATGGGCGAAGATAAAATTTGGGTATATGTCAACAATCGTAACCTAGTTGATATACTGCGTACAGTATTTCATGAATTGGTTCACGTTCGTCAAGGTGAATTAAATATGATTGACCCGGGTGATAGTTATCCTGGTAGCCCGATAGAAGCAATGGCTGATATGCTTGCGGGCAAGTACATCAAAATATACGGTGAACAGAACCATCATATCTTTCAATAAAGATTAATCTATGCTATACTGCATAGATGATTAAGCTAACAGTTCCATTACCCAAACAAATCACAGTCGCTTGTAGCGGTGGTGTAGATAGTATGGCAGTTGTTGACTTTTTAAGTCGCAAGCACGAAGTAACGATTGCCCATTTTAATCACAGAACACAGAACGGTGAAAAAGCCTCACAATTTGTTTCTAAATATTGTGGTGATAATAATATCTCAATGCTATATGGATCACCTCGCAGTCAAAAAGGTAGCAAAGAAAGTCAAGAAGAATACTGGCGTAGAGAACGCTATGAATTTTTAAGTGGGCTTGGCCCTGTCATCACTTGTCATCACTTAGATGATTGTGTTGAAACATATATCCATTCTGCACTTAATGGCACACCCAAAGTTATTCCATTAACACGCAACAATGTATTACGCCCGTTCCTAACTACACGAAAACAAGAGTTCATCTATTGGTGCGAAAGCCATAATGTACCTTGGATTGAAGATGAGTCAAACAAAAACTCACGCTATACCCGTAATTACATTCGGAATGAATTGATGCCACACGCATTACGAGTTAACCCAGGACTACATACTTTGGTCAAGAAGATTGTAGAAGGTAAACAAAATACTTGACTTCTCTACGCAGTTCAAGTATACTAACTAATTATTTAAGGAGAACCTATGTCAGATTACAACAGAACCTTTAACGGTGAAGCAAAGATTAAACTAACTCAACTGGTCAATGAGGGTATGACTGTACTACACGAAATTGATACATTGAATGGTGGATTGAACGACACTATCAAAGCAGTTGCAGAAGAACTTGAAATCAAGGCTTCTACATTGAAGAAAGCAATTAAGATTGCTCACAAAGCAAGTCTAGGTCAGACTAACAAAGACCACGATGAACTCAACACTATCTTGGAAACAGTGGGCAAAACACTTTGAGTTACGTTGACGCTATTCACAGCAGGGATGAGGATCGTATCTACGTAGTAGAACGGGATAATAACGGCAAGCGTCAATACAAAGAGTATCCTACAAACTATGTAATGTATTATCCTGACCCTAAGGGTAAACATCGTAGCATCTATGGCGATCCAGTCAGTCGTTTCAGTACTCGCAAACGACAAGAGTTTGAAAAAGAAAGACGCATTCATTCAGGTAAGAAATTATTTGAAAGTGATGTTAATGTGGTCTTTCGTTGTCTTTCAGAAAACTATCTTAAAGTTGATGCACCTAAACTTCATACTTGCTTCTTTGACATTGAGGTAGACTTTGATCCTGATAAGGGTTTTAGTCCTACTAGTGATCCATTCAATCCTGTAACTGCTATCAGTTGTTACTTAGATTGGCTAGACCAATGTATTACATTAGTGATTGCTCCAAAACATATGAGCAGTGAAACAGCCCAAGAAATCACTAATGAGTTTGAGAATACAATGCTATTCAAATCAGAGAAGGAAATGTTTGACGTTTTCTTTCAACTTATTGAAGATGCTGATGTGTTAACTGGCTGGAACTCAGAAGGCTATGACATACCCTATATGGTCAATCGTGTTACTAGAGTGATGAGTAAAGATGACACACGCAAGTTCTGCTTGATGGGTCAACTTCCTAAAGCTAGAGAATACGAACGATTCGGTAAGAGTGAAACAACTTATGATTTAGTAGGTCGTATTCACTTGGACTATCTACAACTATACAAAAAGTATAACTATGAAAGTCGTCACAGTTATAAACTTGACAGTATCGGTGAGATGGAAGTAGGTGAAAACAAAACTCAATATGAAGGTACGCTTGACCAATTGTATAACAAAGACTTTAAAAAGTTCATTGAATACAACAGACAGGATACAATGTTGTTGGTGAAGATTCACAACAAACTAAAGTTTTTAGAATTAGCTAATCAACTTGCACACGAAAACACAGTACTGCTCCCAACAGTGATGGGTTCAGTAGCAATGATTGAGATGGCAATTTTTAATGAAGCACACGAACGTGGGCTAGTTGTTCCAGATAAAAAACGAAAGGTTGAAAATGAAGAAGAAATCCAGCAGGCAGCAGGTGCCTTTGTTGCTACGCCGAAAAGAGGAATGCACGAATATGTCGGTGCAGTTGACATTAACTCGCTCTATCCCTCGGTTATTCGAGCCCTTAACATGGGCGGAGAAACCATCGTTGCTCAAATCAGACAGACAATCACAGACCAGTATATGAAAGACAAAGGCCTTCGTTTAGCTAGTGAGAAGAAACGCTATAAAGAAGGTGATGATGATGTGACTGGTGCTATTCTATGGGAGAACCTGTTTGGTGCATTAGAGTATACTGCAATTATGAACCAAGAGCGTGGCACTATGCTTACAGTTGACTTTGAAGATGGTCGTACTGAAGAAATGTCAGCGGCAGAAGTGTGGAAGATGGTGTTTGATAGTCATAAGCCCTGGATGCTTAGTGCTAATGGCACAATCTTTACTTATGAAAAAGAAGGTATTGTTCCTGGACTATTAACACGTTGGTACTCAGACCGTAAAGAAATGCAGAAGAAGCTGAAAGAAGCAACTACTACTGAGGATAGAGAATACTGGGACAAGCGACAACTTGTTCGTAAGATTTTATTGAACTCAGCATATGGTGCATTGTTGAATGAACATTGTCGTTTCTATGATAAGCGTATAGGTCAAAGTGTTACTCTAAGCGGTCGTCAGATTGTTCGTCATATGATGAGTACAATCAATGAATCAGTTGAAGGTACGTATTCACATGAAGGCAATGCAATTGTGTATGGTGATACTGATAGTTGTTACTTCACTGCTTATCCTACACTTAAACCACAGATTGATAAAGGTGAGTTAGTATGGGACAAAGAACTTTGTATCGGACTATACGATAGTATCGCAGACCAAGCTAATGAAAGTTTCCCATCATTTATGGAGAAGGCATTTCACGCACCTCGTAAGAACGGTGAGATTATCAAAGCTGGTCGTGAATTGATTGGTGATCGTGCTATCTTTATTGTTAAGAAACGTTATGCTATTAACATCTTTGACAAAGAAGGTAAGCGTAAAGATAAAGATGGTAAGCTTGGTGATATCAAAGCTATGGGTCTTGACTTGAAACGTGCTGATACTCCTAAATACATACAAGAATTCTTAATGAATGTATTGCAAATGGTTCTGCAACAAGGTAAAGGTCGTGAGGAAGTTATTGAAGCTATCAAAGACTTTAAACGAGTGTTGACTGCACAAGATAGTTGGACTAAAGGTTCTCCTAAAGGTGTAAACAAACTTACAATGTACGGTGACTTAGAAGCTAAGAGCAGTACAGGTCGTGCTAATATGCCCGGTCACGTTCGTGCGGCATTGAACTACAACTACTTGCGTAGAGTAAACAGCGACAATTATAGTCAGAAGATTATTGATGGTATGAAGGTAGTAGTATGTAAACTTAAACCCAATCCATTAGGCTTCACTAGTGTTGCATATCCAGTTGACGAATTACGATTGCCAAAATGGTTCACAGAGTTACCCTTCGATGACCAAGCAATGGAACAAACATTGGTTGATGAAAAGATTGATAACTTGTTGGGAGTGCTTGGTTGGGATATTCGTAGTAGTACAGATACGAATAGTACATTTGATGATTTATTCAGCTTCGGGTAAATTGATATTGCTTTACGCAATAAAATATAATATAATAGATAACATAAACTGCCTAAATAGGTATACAAAGGAAAAACATGAAAGATTATTTACAAGATTTAATTACACACACAAACGGTCTAGGTGATGTAGACTTAATTAAAGTTTCAGGTACTGATACCGAGACAAACATCAATGCAATTTCAGAAAAGAAAACTGTTATTGTATCAGGAGTATTGAATAGCCCAATCAGTGACTTCATCGGTGTGTTCGGTATGCCTAACTTAACTAAACTCAAAACTATTCTAGGTTTTGATGACTATGATGAACACGCTAAAATCTCTGTATTACGCACTAATCGTGATGGTGTTGATGTACCTAGTACTATTCACTTTGAAACAAAAGATGGTTCATTTGTTAATGACTATCGCTTGATGACTAAATCAATTGTAGAAGAAAAAGTTAAAAGTGTTACATTCAAAGGTACTACTTGGAACGTTGAGTTTGAGCCTACTATT